GACACCCCGGAGCTACCATGACCACCGACCGAGACCGCCTCGCCGCGCTCCTCGCCCACCACGCCGACGTCCTCGCCGCTCGCTGGCGGGCCACTGACGGACCGGGGTCCTGGGTCGCTGCCAGCACCCTGGAGTCCCACGCTGCGGAGCTGACCGCCGACGAGGAGACGCCCGCCGTCCGTGAACTCCTCGACTCGATCCTCGCGTTCGAGGCCGAGCACCCGGCCGAGACCACCGCGCCGCCTGCACCCGCCGACCAGGCCGAGCGCCGCGAGCGGTACGCCGCCGCAATCAGTGCGGGCGGCTTCGGGCAGAGCCTGGACGAACTGGTCACCGCCGCCATGACCGCGGCTGACACCGAGCAGGCCGCCCTCCGCCGCGAACGAGACCTCGCCATCGCCCACGACCGACAGCCCTACCCGACCGCGTGGGCGTACGAGCAGGCGTGCGCCGCGCTGCGCCGGAAGACCGACGCGATCGAGCGGGCGCTCGCCTTCGCGGCCAGCCTCGACGACGCCGCCCACAAGGTGGCCGGGGCCGACGCCGTGCACCCGGTGGCCGCGCACATCCGACACCAGCTCGACACGACAGCCGACGAGGCACAGCAGGCCGAGCCCGAGGAGCAGGACCCAACGCAGCTCCGATGGGGCCTGGACGACGTCATGTACGGCGACGACGACACCACCACCGTCATGCTCTCCGGGCCCGGAGGTGAGCCGTACTGGCTGGAGCTGGAACCCGAGCGCACGCGGGCTCTCCGTGACGCCCTCGATGGGCCGGACTTCGAGGAGCAGACGTGATCGTCCACGACTTTGCCGACACTCTCCCCACGCTCATCGGCCGCGCCATCCTCACCGTCGCCACCACGGCCGGCGCCACCGCGCTCCTCCTCGTCGGCATCACCGCCATCGCCACCAGCCTCATCACCGGCGCCTGGCCCCGCCGCCGCGCACAGACCGCCGTCGAGTACGACGAGGCCGCCTGACATGGCCGGCTCCCTCGGCGTCGCGCTGCTCGTCTGGCCGATCGCCTCCGCGCTCCTGCTCACCATCCGGTGGGCAGGGCGCGCCCTCTACCGGCGAGCCCGCCGGCGCCACTCCTGCATCCGCTCCACAGCCTGGAACCCCAACAACATGCAGCCCGCGGTGAACGCCAGCGTCACTGGATCGTCAGCGTCGAACACCCACCGCGCGACGACCCACACCAGCACTCCCCACACCGCCGAGATCACCAGCGCCACAGCAGACCATCGAAGCCAGTCCATCCGGACCAACTACCCACCCGGGACCGGCACATGACCGAACAGTTCGCTCTCGACTGCGAACCCGACTGGGACGACCTCGACGACGGGGACTACGACGACGAACCCCGCCTCCCCGCCGACCTCCTCGGCCAAGGCATCCCGTACGACGCCCGCATCACCGACATCCACCCCGTTGGGAGCTACCTATGACGCCCAGCCTCCGCATCGCCCGCGTCTGCACCGCCGCCGCCACCGTCCTCGGCCTCTGCGCCGTACAGGCCGGCACCCAAGGCCAGTGGCTGTTCTTCGGACTCACCGTGTACGGCGCCGTGTTCCTCGCCTGGTGCGCGGCCTGCGAACGGCGACACCATCGCTGGATCCTCACCCGGCACGAGAACGCCAGACGCGCCGCCCTGGAACTGGACACTGTCGGCCCGTGCTGCCGCCTCGCCGAGCACTCCGGTGGCCGCGCCCATGGCGTCGGGTGCGCGCGGCCACCCGACCTCGACGGTGTCCTCGCCGATGCGTGCTGCGACTTCTGGCTCATCACCCACGGCGAGACCCACGACCCGAAGTGCCCGACCACCACGACGAGGAGCAGCGCCGCATGACGCTCGACAACCGAACCCGCACCCACCTCAAAGCCATCGCCGCCGAGTTCCAACGCGGACTGTCCACCGACCCCGCCGAAAGCTCCGCGACCTGGTTCCTGTCCGGCGCCATCAACGGCATCGCGCTCGCCGTGAAGGTCGCAGACGGTGAGAGTGCCGAGCAGGCGATGGAAGACCTCGCCAAGAGCCTGGACACCGCCCTGCAGACCGTGGCGGCCCCCTCGATCAAGAAGGACCCGACGTGACCGGCCCGTCGTCCGTCCCGCGCGCCGAGCACACGCCCCGCCCCGGCCGCTCCTGGGAGCAGCAACTCGTTCGCGCCGAGCGGCTCATCGACGACCAGGCGCCCGACCAGACCCTGCCGAACCGAGCCACCCGACGCGCCATGCAGCGCGCAGCACGGAGGAACACGAAGTGACCGTGACCAGGTACCGCAAGAAGCCCATCGAGATCGAAGCCATCCAGTTCACCGGCACCAACGTCCAAGAGATCTGGGACGCGTTCGGCGCCGACGGGATCTACGGGCCCACCGAGAAGAACCCGGACCACCTGATCCTCACCACCGTGCATGGCGACGAGGCCCCCGCCCGGCCCGGCGACTGGGTCATTCCCGACGGGAGGCTCGGCACGTTCTACCCCTGTAAGCCCGACATCTTCACCGCGACGTACGAGCCTGTCGAAGCCTGAACAGCACGAAGGGGCGCGCCCACGATCTCCCCAGACCAGGCACGCCCCTCAGGTGGCACCACCGTACCGCCCCACCAGCACCAGGAGCGCACGATGAACACCACCGCCACCACCGCTCAGCACCTCCGCACCATCGCACTCCACTGGACCGACCTCCGCGAAGCCGTAGGCGCACCCGCCACCGTCGCAGCCTTCGGCATAGGCCTCCGCGGCTACCTCGCCCGCCTCAACCAACTCGACGCCGAACAAGTCGAGTACGAGTCGCACCAGGCCGCCCACCTCCGCAGCCTCGAACGCGACCCCATCCAGATCGGCGAACGCCCCGTACCCGTCCGCCTCCACATCCTCGACACCATGCGCGCCATCGAAGCAGCCCTCGTCGACTGCGCCGACGACATCGCCCACCAAGTCCAGCGCCCGCCCATGGCCCTGCCGAGCGCGCGCCGAGCGACGTACAGCAGCCAGCGAGACGCCGACATCGCCTACCAGGACCGGCAGCGGCAATACCGCCTCGCTCAGGCCGAATTGGCGGACCCGCGCAGGTGGCGGCACACCGGCCGACGTGACGCTGTCCGTGCCGCGCTCTGGCTCCTCGCCCGCGTGGAGTTCCGGCCCGGCCCGTGCCGCCGCCTCGACGAGCAGCAGGCCCACCGCATCGGAGTGGTGGCGGCCGGCGCCGCGGAGCGTGTGGAGCGCGCCCTCGACATCGCCGCGCAGTCCCGCACCCTCGCACAACGCTGCGCCTGTGGCGGGGAGATCGACATGCACGGCGGAGAGGGGAAGCCGCCCGTCGCACGATGCGGAGGGTGCGGGCGGATCTGGACGGCGGACGGGGCGATCGCGGCGTAGACGATCGCTCATCTCAGGAGTAGCGTGCGCAGCACCCGCGCCGGGTCACACAGCACTCCTGTGCTCCGAACATGAAGGACTCGACGCGATGATCACTCTCAATCCCGCGCGCACCGCGGAACTCTTCACCGCCCTCGAAGCGCAGCAACGGCAGTTCCCCAGCGAGCAGCACCCTGTGCCGCTGCCGTATTGCCCGGCCTGCTCGCTTCGGCCGGACACGATCACGCTCCGGGCGGACGGCCAGCGCATCACGTTCGCAGGTTGCGGGCACGTCTTCGAGCTGACCCGCAGCGCTCTCATCGCTGGTCTCGCAGCGCAGCGCGCGGCCTGAGCAGCACGCGGCCCGCCGTCCCCGTGGGGTGCGGCGGGCCGCTGCGGGTGGCCCCCGGACATGCACCGTGACCGTACGCCCGCCGAGACTCAGCCTGCTGGCGCGCCGGGTGGGGCGCCGCTTGGGCTACTCCTCCAGCCGTCGGCGGATGCCGGACCGCCTACACGCCGTAGCCCCCAGGCGCCGGAAAGCGTTTAGTGGATGGCTTGAAATGAACTGGTGAAGGCCCCTTCACTCGATCAAGATCGCTTCGAAAATCAACTTCTCAGGGGGAACCATGAAGACCACCATGAAGGCCAGACTCGGCGCCGCCGCCGGAGCTCTCGCCCTCGCAGCCACCGGAGTACTGACCGGCGCAGGCACCGCATCCGCGGAGGACAGCTTCTCCTTCTCGTACGTCACACAGCCCGACGGCGACGACGGCGTTATCAACGTGACCAACAACAATTGGAACGACAAGGCTGGGTCGGCGATATGGGAGACCGACGGCGACGCCCTCTCGGCCTCGGATGAGCTCCCCGACGGTTACGGCATCGAGGCGCACCTGAGCACAGGGCGCATCGCGTCTACCCGTGGCATGGCGCAACCCGCGTACGTGAGGAAGACCGGCAACCTCCCTGAAAACACCAGGTACACGATGTGGGTCTGTGTCGTGAAGGCCAGCTTCTCGAAGTGCTCCAGCGTCATTCCCGTCTACTCCTGAGAACCTGCCGCTACGCAGGCCACGGAGCCGGTCAGGCCGCTTCTGCCGTTACGGGCAGAAGCGGCTTGCCGCTGGGTGGACTGACCCTTTGATCGACGACACCACCGCCGAAGACCCGCCGGCCGAACTGCTCCCCGTGCTCACCCTCGACGAGGCGCACGAGTTGCTGCGCCTCCTCGCTGACGTCCGAGATGGCGCAGCGCCAGACCAGGAGAGCGCGGGCGTGCTGCTGTCGAACCTCGCCGCCCGCGTCCCGTCTGCCGTACCTTCTGCCCATGGGGTGGATCTCGATTGAGCGCGTACGGGAACCGCAGACGTGTTCCTGCGGAGTCCCCGTCGAACAGACCGGCCGCTGGTTCACGCGCCGCTACTGCTCCCCGAAGCACCGTCGGCGGGGCCGCGCGTCCACGGCGATCGTGGCGTTCTTCGACTTCCTGACCTGACTGGCTCACGCCTGCCGAGATCAGTGTGTCCAGACCTCAGGACCGCCCCCACGCCACTCGATCAACGGCGACCGGGCGACGTCCATCTCGTCGAAGTCCTGGAGACCAGCCGTCTGTATGAATGCTGCGACGTCCTGCACGGAGTAGGCCAGGCCGAGGATGCTGCCGTCGATACGGACCCGGCGGGCGCCGGCCTCGTCGGGCGGATAGATCACTACGGGTGTGGACGCGGCCATGTCCCCAGCGTCGCCCGGCCACCGATCAGGAGCACGCCAGGCTGCTCCAGGCGGGGCGCCGCGGCGGCTACAACCCTCCGCACCCTCCGTACGTCTCTCAAGAGCCGCCGCGGATTGGCCGCGGCCAGCACCAAGGAGATCGATGGAGCAGACCACGCCAGTCGAGAGCACTATCAAGCGGTGCGCCGACTGCGGCACCCCGATGGGCGCTGACAGCCAGAGGGTCGAATGCAAGCACTGCCAGAAGTGCGCGTGGCCGTCCAAGTGCAGCCACAACCACGACCAGTGGCCGAAGCAGTAGCCCAAGCATGACGAAGCCCCCGGCCTGACGGTCGGGGGCTCAGTCGTGTGCGGCTACGGCCGCCACTCCTCTCGGTAGCCAGGCCGATGCCTGTACGTCTCAGCGATGAGGCGGATGACCTTCTCGACCTGATCAGGTGCTTCACGGCGGAGCGAGTTGAGGGCCCAGGCGTGCAGCTTGCACTTGAAGGTGATCTCGTTGAACACGCGCTCTGGATCATGCTCGGCGATGTGCACGGCGTTGAGGTAGCTCTGCCGGTCACCGGGCATACCCGTTCCCGCAATCCGCGCCTCGCTCGGCCCGATAGGTCCTGCGTAGATCGCCTCCTCGGAACCAGGCGTACCGAGTGGAGGGTCGGGGCGATCCGGCTCATGACGCCACGGGCCCGGTACCGCACGCTTGGCTATCCGCTCGTCCTCTTCGAGCTGCTCGCCAAGCCACCGCACGAGATCATTCACTGCTACGCCTCCGGATCGCTCTTCTTCGGCCGCTTCGAGCCCGACCCCGAGTAGCCCTTCATGATGTCCTGCACCGTGCTGAAGCTGATGCTCAGCTCGGCCCCCACGGTGCGCAGCGACGCATCAGGCCTCGCCAACATCTCGCCCACCGCAGCCTGCCGGGCCTCCTTCAGGTCCTTACTCCGCGCCGGCATCGCCTTCAGCACCTCGCCGAGTGCGCGCGCTCTCTCAGTCGGGTCGGCGATCTCCTTCAAAGCCTCAATGGCGTCGAACACCCGCTGCGCCTCCTCGGTCACACCCGGCCCCTTCTCTCTGGGCGGGCCACTGGCGCAAGTGTAGGGGGTTCCCCTACAGTGCTGGAAGTGGCTCCGCCGTCACTGATGCACAAAGCCCCCGGCCCGGCGCTGGAACGCCATATGGGCCGGGGGCGCCCACCTTCAACTCCACGAAGAGGCAGGCATGCCCGAGCGTACCGATCAGCCCACCCCGCAGCCCAGCACCCCGACAAGCGGCAACCGGATCATCGACGAACCCGCCACCGTCCAGGCGTGCAAGAACGACCTGCGTACCCCCGGTGAACAGTCGGCCGCCGCTGGTGCCGCGCGCGACCAGCTCGCCATCACCGGCGCCCACGGCAACGAGCAGGCACGCAGCCGGTGACCTGCTGCGGAAAGCCCATGGAGTTCCAGGGCGACAAGTTCGTCTGTGGCGGATGCGGCGCCTGGTTCATCCCCGGCGTCGCCCCGGCCAGCAGCACGCGCCGCGCCCGCTGAACCACCAGACCGGCCGGGTCCCGCCAAATCCCCCGAGCGGGGCCCGGTCTTCTCCCTTCCTGGAGTCACCGTGATTGACCAGCTCACCCCGTGGGCGGTCGCCAACCCCTGGCCGGCCGCCGCAGTCGCCGCCACCGGCGCAGCCCTCACCGGCACCGCCGCGTGGCGCGTCGTGCACGCCGTCCGTTCCGTACAGCGCCCTCCCGCTGCGGTGCTCGTCGCGGCGGCCGGAGCGCTCGTCTGCACTGCGTACTCCGGTGACACCTCGTGGCGGTTCGCCGAGCACCAGCTCGACATGGCCGACGTCAGCGAGCGCGCCGTCATGTTCGCCGCGGCCGAGCTCGCGCTCATGGCCTGCGGCGTCATGGCCCGCGCCAACAAGCACGCCACCACCACCAAGACGGCGGCCGGAACGCCGGGCGTCCCCGGCGTCCTCATGTGGATGATCACGGCAGTCCTCGTCATCCCCTGCTACGCCGAATCCGGCATCTACGGCGGGACCGTCCGCGCCGTCATCGGCCCCGTCATGGCCGGCATGCTGTGGCATCTGGCCATGGGCCTGGAGATTCGTGTCGCCCGCCCGGCCGCGCTCTCCTCCGGGCTGCTCCCCATGATCGGCCGGGAGCTGCGCGAGCGGCTCCTGTCCCGCCTGGGGCTAGCGACGCGGGACCGTACCGCGGAGCAGATCACCCGAGATCGGGCCACCGCGCGCGCCGTACGCCTCGGCGCCCGCCGATGGCTCGGCCCATGGGGCAAGGCCCGGCTCGCCGCCGCCCTCACCCGCTCCGGCGCGGCCACCGACGGCGAACAGCGCCACACCCTCATGCAGCAACTCGCCGGAAGGCGCAGCGCCGACGCGCTGCGGACCGTACCCGTCGTCTCCCCGTGGGTGCAGCAGCCCGTACCCGAGGCGTACCCGCGTACCCCGCTCGGCGTGACCGGCGAGCAGCTGCGCCGCATGGACCCGATCGAGGCGATCCAGTGCGTGCACCGCGCGCACCCCACAGCGGACCGCGCCGAACTGGCGACCCTGTGCACCGAGTACGGCGTACCCGTCTCCGAAACGCAGGCCGGTCTCGCACTGCGCGCAGACCGGTGGGGCATGCCCGAGACCATCACGCCGACCGCACCCGAGCGCCCCGAACTCACCGCCGTACCCGAGCCCGTACCCGACGACGTACCCGAACCGTCACCTGCGCAGACGCTCGAACTCGAACTCGCCGACATGCCCGAGGTACACCCCGAGGTACGCGCACCCGAACCCGTACTCGCAGCCGAGCACACCCGTACCCAAGTACACGCCCGAGTGCCCGACGAACCCGCCCGCGAGCACGAGCACGACACCACGCCGCGCCCCGCCGAGAGCACGGCCGTACCCGCCGAACTCCTCGACCGCGCCCGCGTACTCGACGCCGAGTACAGGCGTACCCACAACAACCAGCCCGTCTCGATCCGCGTACTCAAGGCCGAACTCCGCATCGGCCAGGCGCGCGCCGAGCGGGTACGCGACGCCCTCGCCGAGAGGCCCACCCCATGACCGCCACCCGCCATCGCCCCGACGCGGCCGAGCTCGGCATACGCGCGCTGCTCCGCGAACGCGGCGTAGGCCCCGACGCCGAGCAGCTCCCCGCGCTCCCGCCGGCCGCAGACCTCCCGCCCGGCTACACGCCCGCCGCCTGGTCCTGGGACGCCTACTTCGCCTCCGACACCCTGCGATGGGAGTAGCCGTGCTCACCGTGCTCTTCCCCACCGCAGCCGTGATCGGGCTCCTTGGCCTATGCACTATCGCGCCCCGCCGTCACCGGCTTTTCTACGCCGCGCCCGTCAGCGCCACCACCGTCTGCGTACTCACCCTCGCCGCGCTCGGCATGGCCCTCACCCGCTAGGAACCCCGTGAACTACGTGACCATCGGCGGTGTCACCGTCGGCATCTGCATCCTCGCCGCAGCCATCGTGCAGTGGTGGCCCGGCTCCAAAACCCTCCGCAACGACCCAATGCGGCAGATCGGGACGCTCCTGCCGTTCCTCCTGTCGTGGGCGTACGGCGTCCTCGTCACTCTCGGCGTCGGCGGACTCATCGGCTGGGCCGCCAAGACCGCACTGTGGATGACGAACTGGCTGGGGGACGTCGCCCTCGTCTGGGGCGTAGGGGGACAGACCGGCCAGCAGTCTTCCGGGACCGCCTACATCCCGCTCACGCAGACCGGCGGCGGCATCGTCCTCATCCTCACCGTGGTCATCATCGTCGCGATCAAGAAGTCGTCCCGCTACGGCTCAGGGCTCAAGTGGGGTGCCTGGTGCGGCATCTGCCTCGGCACCAGCGCGGGCGTGGCCGGCCTCGCCGCCGTCCCGATCGCGCAGGCCGCGAACTGGCTCGGCGACACCGTGTACGGGGCCGTGTGATGAGCGACGAGATCACCGCCACGGACGTCGAGACCGAGGCCCCAGAGACCGAGGAAGGGCCGCCGAGCAGGGTCGCGGGTGCCGTCGTGGCGCTGATTCTGGCGGGGGCCGTGGTGATCGGTGTTCGGGCGATCCTGCTCGCCTTCCCCTACGTCGCGTACTTCGTGACCGGAGTGATCGTGACCGTGGCCGTACAGCGGGCCGCGGGGTGGGCCAGGAAGCGGCGCAGCGACGACGAGGTGCCCGAGGAGCAGGAGCCGCCGGACGTCGGCGAGGCGCTCCGCACGCTCGGCGAGGGCGGGCATCACGTGCTCTTGACGACACTCTTGAAGCCGCTCGGCGCCGCCGACACGAAAGCCGTTCGCGCTCTGTTGAAGGCCGCGGGCGTCCGGGTCCGGTCGGGTGTCCGCGCCCCTACCGGCAATGGGCCGGGCGTACATCACGAGGACATTCCGCCCGCCCCTTCTGTCGAGAGCGAGGAGCACGGCGACGGTTGTTGTTGCAGGTCAGCCAACAACACCAACGCCAACAACGGCGACGAGGACCCCTCTCAGAAGGGGTTGAGTGTAGAGGCCATCGGCCAGGCCGGAACGCTGATCCGCGACCACGCCGAGACCCAGGAACGCCGCTCTCAGGTCAGCGACCTCGTCGACCGGCTCTTCGACGCCGCCAAGCAGAAGCAGACCAAGAGCTGACACCCACAGACCCCGGGGCGGCCGTCCGCCTGGCAGCTAGTCGGCCGCCCCGGTTCCCCATCCCGATCACACGAGACAGGAGAACCATCATGCCCGGACTCCCGAAGGACTTCCCGACCCGCGACCCCGCACGCGTCCCCGACGCCGACCATCACGCCACCGACTACCGCGGCTCACAGGGCGGCTGGGTCAAGACCAAAGAGAAGCCGGTCCCCGGGACGCCCAAGAACAACGGCTGACGCCCCGTACTTCTAGGCCCCGCCGCACTCTCCCGCGGCGGGGCCTCGCTGCGTCATCATGGGTCCCATGCCCGCCACAGTGAGGTTCGAAGGCGACGACAAAGACCTGACCCTCGACGAGCTCGCCGCGTTCGTGAAGGCCGCGGTACGAGCTGGCGTCGCGGGGTGCAGCCCGATCCGCGCCGAGCTGTCGACGAGCGGCAAGATCAAAGAAGTTGAGGTTGTACTCGACTGACGCGCGGGCGCACCGCTGCCACACTGGAGACTCGCGCCGGGTAGCGCCCGGCAGACGGCCCCGTCGTACACCCCCCGGTGCGGCGGGACTTTCACACGTCCGAGGGGCTGGCACCAGCACCTCGGCGACCTACGGTTGATCGTGCTGGACCAGGGGGCCACCCAACGGCCCGCCAATTCTGCAAGGGTTGACGCGGGCAGAGGCCCGTCGAGCGCTGCACTTCCGGCGTTGCGCCGGGTCGCAGTGGGACCGCGGGGGCAGGCGCTATGCCAGGTGTCTCTTCACAACAAACCCACAAGGCATGGACATGATCCAACGCCGACCTTAAGGTGACGGTCACGTCGTGCGGCCGTGAGGCCGACTACAGGGGGAGACCGCATGCGCAGCAAGCTGCTTTCGAGAATTTTCCGGAACAAGCTCGCGATGGTGGGGGCCGGTGCGGGGGCGTTGATTCTCACGGTGGGTACAGGGTCGCCGGCTCAGGCGGTGACCTACCCGTTCCATGTGAACTGCGATGTGTTCGGGGCCCACGGGGACGCCTGGTTCAACTGGCCGTCCTCCAGCCATGTCGACATGAAGCTGAAGGTGGCCGACACGGTCGCGGACGGCCATCACGTAGCCGTTCGTTTCATCTCCCACAACCGCAGCACCAACACGGACAAGGCCTGGGCGTGGCACCACCTCTATACCGGTAAGGACACCCAGCAGACCTGGACGACCTACGCGAACGACTCAGGCGGGCACCTGAACGCGATCGGCTTCCAGATAGCGGTGATGGAAGGTTCGGAGCAGATCGGTAACTGCCAGCAAATGGTCCAGTAACGCACTCGCTCCGTACGGGGGACGCGACCTAGCGGGCCGCCACAGCCACCAGAATGCCCGTCCGCCGGATCCGGCGGACGGCCCGTCCCTGTCCGATCCGGTGCACCACGGGACGGATGAACCGAGCCTTCCCCCGGCTCCCACCGCACCCGGCCTCGTCGTACACCCCCCGGTGCGGCGGGGCCTTGCTTGCTACCGGGGCAGCGTGTCGTAGCGGCGGCCGGGGACCCGATCCTCCGGCCAGGGAGCGGATCGAATGTCTCGATCTCGGTGTCGGCCGCCCGCATCCTGCCGTCCAATATGGAGCATGTGGTCCGGGTTGAGTTCCGGCTGCGGATGACCGGTCAACGCGCGGGTCCGGTACTGCTCGGCGATGGCGCCCTGCTTGCGAGGTGCGTTGCACGGCAAGCCTGGCTCGGCGCCACAGACGCTGCATCGACGCGCGAGAGCATACTCATACGAAGAGGGAAAGCCCTCATCAACCTTCATGTTCCCAATGTCGCGCGCTCGGCCGCTCATCCGCCATAGGCGCGGTTGTACGTTTGGCAGTTGACTCCGATGCATGTCACAACACAGGCACGCCCCTGCACAACGGGCGCCGCTCGCCGCATCATGCTCCTCAACATCACAGCGAGGGGCGGGGCATGCCGAATTACAACGAAGTCCACACGGCGGTAAGGGCGGAGAAGCGAAACCTCTGGTTCGCGTGGGCCGCAGGCAACGTGATCATGTTCCTCATCGCGCGGGCCACGAGGAACATAGCCGTGGTAAGCGTGGTCACTCAGGTGCTGGTGGTCGTCGTGTTTCTGGCGCTCACGGTGACCCTGTTCCGGATGACGGGCGCCCTGAACCGGAAGGCCGACGCAGCGCGGCGCGAGGTGCTCGGCGAGTAGTGCGCGCACGGGTGATGACGCCCGACACACGTGAGGCGTAGCGTGCTGGGCGCGGCGGCCGGCCGCCGCGCCTACGTACTGCGGCCCCGCCTGGTGTTCCGGGCGGGGCCGTTGTCATGCGGTGGGAAGGCTGGCGCCCTCGCACCGCATGCAGATGAACCCGGTCGGCGGCGCCCCGTGGCACTGCTCGCAGTCCGCAGGCGGTTCCAGTAGCTGCGCTGGGCTGAGGCTGAACACGCCAGCCAGCGCTACGAGATCGTCAACGTCGACACGTCGTGTCCCGGCGTCAACATCGCCGAGTTCGAGCGTGTCGATTGGGCGCCCTGCACGGGCGAGCCGATCGGCAACGTCCTTGTACGACCAGAGGCGTTCTTCGCGCAGGCGCCGGACGTTGATCCGTACGTTGCGGCCCGCAGGACCGAGCGGGTGTCGGAGTTCTGCGGTCACGGTGTGGACTCCTCGCGTGCCGGGCGCTCCGGTAGGTCCGCCCCCGGCCGTCCGATGTACCACTCCCAAAGGTCACGCGTGACCTTGCTGCGGTCGGTGCCGGCGGCCTTGGCTGCACGGTCGAGGTCGGTCCAGAGGGTGTCGTCGACTCCGCGGATGCCGCGGAGCTTCTCCTTGTGCTGGTTGGCCATGCCCCGATTCTGACAGGTGGTTGACCACCCGTCCAGGCTGTGTCATATTGGAGGTGGTTAACCACCCGTGAACAGGGTGAACCACACACCAGGGGGCAGCGATGACGAACACCACCACCGAGCAGCACGCCACCTGCCTCGGCTGCGGTCGCAAGCTCACCGCCCCCAAGTCGATCGCCGCTGGCCGCGGCCCCCGCTGCCTCGCCAAGGTCCGCGCCGCCGAGAAGGCCGTCGACACCAGCGACTACAAGCCCCACCAGATCGCCAGCGCCCGCGAGTTGATCGCTGACGCCGCGATCATCCCCCTCCGCAGCGTCGTCTTCCTCGCCGTCTCCACCGACGGCACCGAGACCTACCGCTCCGCGCCCACCGCCTGTACCTGCCCCGCCGGACTCAAGGGCAGCCGCTGCTACCACCAGCTCGCCGCCCGCCTCCTGCTCGCCGCCTGACCTGAAGGAGAACCCCATGAAGTGCCCCAACCCCTCGCACACCGCCCACCACTTCGCCGTCGAGACCAACGGCGCCGGCTGCCTGTACGACGGGTACGACCCGGACGCAACCGTGGCCGCCCTCCTCCTGATCGACGAGGAAGTCGGAGGGTGGGCGGTCGCTACCGCCACGCTCACGGACGGCAGTACGTCGTACTGCCCGAGCATGTCCAACCAGGCGGAGATCCAGGCGATGGCGATCGATCTCGCCCGCCGTTGACCAGCGCCAACCGAAGGGCCCGCCTAGCGAAGGCGGCCCTTTCGTTACGCTGCGGACATCATGTTGCGTGATAGACAACGCCCGTATCATCACGAGCATGAATACCGACGACCCGGTCCCGGCCCCGGCCGACCCCGACGAGGGCCCGGCGCCGGACACCAGCCAGTACGACCGCCAGCGCAACGGGCGCGGCAGCTTCGAGCGCAGCATGGACACCGTGCGCCGCGACGCCCGCGCCGCTGAACTCCGCGCCGACGGACTGACGTACACCCAGATCGGCGAGCAGCTCGGCATGAACAAGGGCGACGCCTGGCGCGCCGTACAGAACGCGAAGGCCGACGTCGCCCGGCCGGCCGTGACGAAGCTGATCGCCTCCGAGTCCGGGCAGCTCGACGAGCTGTACGCCATGGCACTGGAGGTCATTGAGCACAATCACGTGACCGTCAGCCACGGCAAGGTCGTCACGATGGCCGACGAGACCGGCCGCGAGGTCCGGCTCCCCGACGACGGGCCGAAGCTCCAGGCGATCCAGACGGCGCTTCGCATCCGCGAGTCGTATCGGAAGCTGCACGGCCTGGACGCCGAGCAGAAGGTGAACGTCAGCGGGGCCGTGCGGTACGAGGTCGTTGGCGTCGACCCAGCGGACCTCACGTGACGACCGCGCTCGACTGCGACGCGGTTGTCCGCTACGAACCCCGCGGCGCCGCCCGCGCCCTGTTCAAGAACCGGGAGTCCGAGGTCGTCATCGCGGGCCCGGCCGGCACCGGCAAGTCCCTCGCCGCCCTGTTCCGCGTCCACCTCGCGGCGCTGAACAACCCCGGGATCCGAACCCTGATCGTCCGCAAGACGGCCGTGTCGCTCGGCTCGACGACGCTGGTGACGTACGAGAAGAAGGTCGCCGCGGACACGCTCGCGCGCGGCGTCGTCCGCTGGTTCGGCGGCAGCCCGCGCGAGGCCCCGTGCTACCGGTACTCCAACGGCTCCGTGATCGTCGTCGGCGGCATGGACAAGCCCGAGAAGATCATGTCGGCGGAGTACGACCTCGTGTTCGCAGACGAGGCGACCGAACTCACCGAGACGGACTGGGAGTCCATCGCCACCCGCCTCCGCAACGGGATGCTGTCGTGGCAGCAACAGATCGCCGCGTGCAACCCGGCGCAGCCCACACACTGGATCAAACGCCGCTGCGACCAGGGCCGCGCCAAGATGCTCGTCTCCCGGCACGCGGACAACCCGGCCTACGTGAACACCGACGGCAGCCTCACCGAGCAGGGCGCCGACTATTTCGCCAAGCTCGACAACCTCACCGGCGTCCGCCGCCTCCGACTGCGCGACGGCGTATGGGCGGCGGCCGAGGGGCTGATCTACGAGGAGTTCGACGATGGTCTGCATCTCGTCGACTCGTTCAAGATTCCGCATGCCTGGTCGCGTTGGATCGCCGTGGACTTCGGGTTCACGAACCCGATGGTCATGCAGTGGTGGGCCGAGGATGGCGACGGCCGCCTCTACCTGTACCGCGAGCTCTACCACTCCAGGCGCCTCGTCGAGGACATGGCCAAGCAGGCGCGCGAGTTGATGGTCTACCCGTCCGGCCAGTGGCGCGAGCCGCAGCCGCGCGCGGTCATCTGCGACCACGACGCCGAGGACCGGGCGACGCTGGAAAAGTATCTCCAGATGGGAACGCAGCCTGCGGAGAAGTCCGTTTCGACCGGCATTCAGGCAGTGAAGTCTCGTCTCAAGGTGGCGGGTGATGGCCGGCCGCGGTTGTTCATCGTGCGCGGCGCGCTCGTCGAGCGTGACCCGGGCCTCGACGAGTCGAAGAAGCCAGCCTCCACGGAGGAGGAGCTGAGCGGCTACGTGTGGGCGGTGAAGCCCGGCGGGACAGCACCGGAGGCGCCGCTGAAGGAGAACGATCACGGAGCTGATGCGCTCCGGTACATGGTCGCCGAGCGGGATCTCGGTGGGCGACCCCGGATGAGGTGGGTGGGATGAGGCGTTTCGACCCCTCAAAGCTGAAAGATTTGCGGTCTCAGTCGATGTTGACAGGAGGATTTACACTCATCACAGCGGGAACATGGAATATCTTTGGCATCGGGATCGGTCTGATCACCGCCGGGGCATCCCTGTTCGTCATGCAGTGGTGGGTTGACGGCGGCGACTGACGCGAGGGAGGTGACCGGTGGGCAGAACGCTCCTCGGCTCCCTCGCCTCAGCAGCCACCGGCATCGTCAACCGCGCCCCCGTCCCCTTCGCCCCCACCACCGGCCGCGCCGGACTCGGCTCCGGCCTCCTCCGCCCCGCCGGCCAAGAGGCGCAGATGCGCGCCATGGGCGGCTCGTCCACCCTGTACGCGATCGTCGACCGCATCTGCACCACGTACGCCGGCGTCGAGTGGAAGCTCTACCGCTCCGCTCCGTCAGGCCGTGATGAAGACCGCGTCGAGGTCACCGCCCACGCCGCGCTCGACCTGTGGAACAAGCCCAATGCGCACATGACCGGGCCGAGTTTCCGTGAGAGCGCGCAGCAGCACGAAGAGCTGACCGGCGAGCAGTGGTGGGTGATCGCCCACCACGAGAACAGCACCCTGCCCCTGGAGCTGTGGCCGGTCCGCCCGGACCGCATGGAGCCCGTCCCGGACCCGGAGGACTTCCTCGTCGGCTACATCTACCGGGGCCCGTCCGGGGAGCGCGTGCCGCTCGGCGTGGACGAGGTCATCAGCCTGCGCCGGCCGAACCCGCTCGACCCGTACCGGGGCATGGGCGTGGTGCAGACCATCCTCATGGACATCGACGCCACCCGCGCGAGCGCGGAGTGGAACGCCAACTTCTTCCGGAACTCGGCCGAGCCGGGCGGTGTCGTCGAGGTCGACCGCCGCCTGTCCGACGACGAGTTCAGCGAGTTCCGCACCCGTTGGAGCGAGCAGCACCGCGGTGTGTCGAATGCCCACAGGGTCGCGGTCCTTGAGAACGGGCTCCGCTGGGTCAACCGCAAGTACTCGATGCGCGACATGCAGTTCACCGAACTGCGCGGCGTCAACCGGGAGATCATCCGCGAGGCGTTCGGGTTCCCGAAGCCCATGCTCGGCGCCACCGATGATGTGAACAGGGCAAACGCCGAGGCCGCCGCGTACGTGTTCGCACGCTGGCTCATCCAACCGCGCCTGGAGCGCGTCCGCGAAATGCTCAACACGCGGCTGCTCCCCATGTACGGGACCACCGGCCGTGGCTTGGAATTTGACTTCGCCAACCCCGTGCCCGAGGACGCCGAAGCCGACGCCCGCATCCTGCAACAGCGGGCCCTCGCGACCGCCACCCTCCAGGGCGCCGGGTACGCGGCGGTCGACGTACTCAAGGTCACAGATCTTCCCGACATGGGCGCCCGCACCCCGGAGGAGCAGCTCCTCGTGGACATCGTCCGCGGCGCGCCCTCGACGGCGCCGGTGATCCTGCCCCTGTTGGGCTTCGATCTGCCTGCCGGGTTCGGCCAGGAGCCGGCCGCACAGCCCTCCAACGCGCTGCCGCTCCCGTCGTGGGCCATCGAGGAAATCGAGGACGCGGCCCGCTGGGTCGTCGTCGCGGAGGACGACGACAACACCTGCGCCCCGTGCCGCAAGAACGCCGGCCACGTGTACCGCACCCGCCGCGAGGCGTACGCCGACTACCCGGACGGCACCGGCTACAAGCACTGCATCGGCGCGCAGCACGGCAACGACTGCCGCTGCAAGGTCGTCAAGAAGCGAGGTTCATGATGCCGCTGATCGAGGCCGTTCCGCAGCCGCAGAGCCTCACCGCGCGGGCGCAGGTGCGTGACGCGTCCCGGTCTTGGTACGAGATCCGCAACGCCACCTCGCCCGACGAGGCGGAGATGCTGATCTATGACGAGATCGGCGGATGGTGGGGCGCCACCCCGGAGAGCGTCCTCGAGGAACTGCGCGGCATCACCGCGCCGAACCTGCGCGTGCGCATCAACTCGCCGGGTGGCTCAGTGTTCGACGGGGTAGCGATCGCCAACGCGCTCCGCCTGCACCCGGCGAACGTCACCGTGCAGATCGACGGGCTCGCCGCATCGATCGCGTCCGTGATCGCGATGGCGGGCGACCGGATTGTGATGACCCCGCAGTCGCAGCTGATGATCCATGACGCGTCTGGCATGTGCCTCGGCAACGCGGCGGACATGGCCGAGATGGCCACGCTCCTCGACCTCCAGTCGGACAACATCGCCGACGCCTACGCCGCGCGCGCTGGCGGCACCCGCGAGGAGTGGCGGGCCCGCATGCAGGCGGAGTCCTGGTACCTCGCCGAGCAGGCCGTCGAGGCGGGCCTCGCGGACGAGGTGCTTCCCGCGTCGAAGACGCCGGCGCCCGACGAGGAGCCCGCGCTCGCGGCCCGGTGGGATCTGTCGGTGTTCCGGTACGCCGGCGCCGAGCAGGCCCCCGCGCCTGAGCCGGTCGCCGCGGCCGAGCAGGCGCTGACGATCAGCATCGGCGGCGTGCTCGACGAGGCCGTCATCGCGAGGCTCCGCAACGCCGTGCAGCCCGCGGCCGAGGAGCCGATCGCCGATCCGGTCATCGAGGAGCCCGCGCCGGTGGTCGAGGACGTGACCGCAGAACCGACGGCCGAGCCTGACCCGCCGGACGTCGAGCCGGAACCTGCCGACGGGTGGGCGGACTTGACCGCCCACCTCATCCCCGACGACGCCGACGACTGGTCAGCGCTCGTCTCCAACCTGACCGAACCCGAGGCGTCGTCCAGCGCGGCGACGGACTGAAGGAGGCACCAGTGGCACCCACGACGACCATCCCGCGCAACGCCGAGGAACTGGCGGAGATGCTTGCGGACGGCGGCAAGCTGAAGGAGGTCATGGCGAGCAGGGACTCGCTGACCGAGTTCATCACCGCGTACGGCGAGGCGCTCCAGGGCGAGGGCACCGACCTCAACCGGCGCGTCGCCGAGGAAACCCAGCGGGTGTTCGCGCAGATGATGCGCGACAACGGCATGGACAAGGGGGGCAAGGACGCGATCAAGCGTCTCGACCTCGACCCGCAGGCCAAGCGCGGCGGCATGCTCACCTCTCACCGGCAGGGCACCGCGCACAATGCGGCGGCCCCCGGCGCGCTGGTGGACCAGCACTTCGAGAACTCCATCGACTACGTCCGCAACATCTGGCACAAGAACCCGCACGCCGACGCCGACAAGCTCGGCGCGCTCCGCAACGCGGCCTCGTCCGTCAGCCCCGCTGACGGCGGGTTCCTCGTCCCCGAGACCCTGCGATCGCAGCTGCTCCAGCTCGCCTTGGAGAAGTCCGTCGTACGGCCGCTCGCGACCGTTGTTCCCATGGACAGCGCCCGCGTCCCCTTCCCCATGATCGACGCCACGACCAACGCGGGCAGCGTGTTCGGCGGCATGGTCGCCTACTGGGGTGAGGAAGGCGCAGCCCTCCAGGACAGCTCCCCGAAGTTCGGGCGCGTCGAGCTCGACGCGAAGAAGCTCACGGGCCTCAGTGCGGTGCCGAACGAGCTCCTCCAGGACAGCATCGTCTCGTTCTCCGCCCTCATCGAAACGCTGTGGCCGCAGGCCCTGGCGTTCGAGGAGGACAACAAGTTCATGACCGGGTCGGGCACTGGGGAGCCCCTCGGCTTCCGCGGCGCCGGTAACCCGGCGGCGGTCACTGTCACCCGCGCGAACGCCAACAAGATTCAGTACGTGGACGTCATCGGCATGTACGCCCGCATGCTGCCGTCGTCGCTGTCGAGCGCCGTGTGGACGTGCTCGCCCGACGCGCTGCCGCAGCTCCTTCAGCTGTCGCTCACCGTCGGCACCGGCGGCAACTCGGTGTTCGTCGTCAATGCGGCTGCGGGCATGCCGATGTCCATCTTCGGCCGCCCGCTGATCATCACGGAGAAGGGCGGCGCGCTCGGCTCGCGCGGAGATCTCGCGTTCACCGACCTGTCGTACTACCTCGTCGGTGACCGGCAGGTTATGACCGCCGACTCCAGCACGGACTACAACTTCGGCACCGACAAGACGACGTTCCGCATCATCCAGCGCGTCGACGGCCGCCCGTGGATCCAGTCCGCCATCACCCCGGCCAACGGCTCCACCGCGACGCTCTCCCCGTTCGTCGAGCTGCTCTGACCTCCACCGGCCGCCGCCGGCATTCACACCCCGGCGGCGGCCAACACCCGACCCGGCAGTGTCGCCCCGGCGCGGCCACAGACGAGAGGAACACCCATGTCACAGAAGGCACTCGGCCGACTGGTCAACGTCACCCCGGCCGCCGACGGCGTGTGGATCGCGCTGAAGGGCGCGGCCGCGGGCGTCACGTTCTCCTGCTTCCTCACGGGCGGAGTCGGCGACGTCTACACCCTCCAGGAAGCGAAGGACTCTGCCGGCACTGGCGCGCAGAACCTCGCCGTGATCAGCGAGTACCACACGAACACCGGCAACGGCTCGGACGCGTGGACCCGTCGCACGCAGGCCGCGGGTGCGGCCGTGACCACGGCGGCCGCCGCGACGCAGAACGCGGCCGTGATCGAGGTGGAGGGGACGTCGCTGTCGGACGGCTACCGGTACGTGAAGGTCACGTCGACCGGTGCGGGCACCGTCACCGCGCTCACCCGCGACCTCACCGCGCAGCGCGCCCCGGCGAACCTCCCGGCGACCGGGGCCTGACATGGCCCTGTGGAAGTGCGCTGACTGCACGGCCCTCTATGCGGTCGGCGCCCCCGTCTGCCCGCAGTGCGGCTGTGCCGTACGCGTCGAGGAAGGAAGCGAGGACGACATGGCCAAGGTCACCGTGCACGGAGGCCCGTCCAACGAGCACGCCGAGGACGAGGGAGGTGAGGAGTCATCTCTTGGGAGCAGCTCCGAGACATCGTCGGAGAAGCCGGAGACCTCGCCCGAGCCGAGCGGGACGCAGACCCCGTCGCGTGCCCGCAAGACGGCGAGCCGCTCCGGCAAGGACCAGACGGACACCCCTACTGCCCCAACGACGGATGGCGACCAGACGGCCGGTACGTCGGCTGCTGACAAGCGCTGACCGTGAACCACACCGAACAAGAGAGGAGGTGAGCAGGGGTGAGTATCTGGTACGCGACGCGTGAGGACGTGAAGGACGCCCTCGACGCGAAGGAGACCGCACGCGCCAACAGCAAGATCGACCGTGCGATCGGCGCCGCATCGACGGCAGTTGAGGGGCTGTGCCACCGGCGCTTCTACCCCGAGCAGGCGTCCCGCTCGTGGGACTGGCCCAACGGGCAGGGCGCCGCCGCGTGGCGGTTGTGGCTCGACGACAACGAGCTGATCTCGCTCACCTCCCTCACGTCCGGTGGCCGGCCGCTCGACCTGGAGGACGTGCTCCTCCGCCGCTCCGACGGCCGCGACGAACCGCCGTACACGCACATCGAGCTGAACATCGGCAGCAATGCCACGTTCGGCGGCGGCCCCACCTCACAGCGGGACATCACCGTCACCGGCCTGTTCGGCTACCGCAACGACGAGACCACCCTCGGCACCCACGGCGGCATCACCAGCGGGGCGACCACGCTCACCGTGGACGCGCTCACGTCGGCCACTGTCGGCGTCGGCAGCGTCCTCCGCCTCGACGACGAGCGCGTCACCGTGACCGCCCGCTCGATGGCCACCACCGGGCAGACCCTCACCGCGCCGGTCGACGCGCAGATGAAGACGACGACGCTCCAGGTCGCCGACGGCAGCGCGTTCGCCGAGGGCGAGTTGATCCTCGTCGACGGCGAGCGCTGCAAGGTCGACGAGATCGCGGGCAACACGCTGATCGTGCGTCGTGCCGCAGACGGTTCGACGATCGCTGCGCACGACGCCGCCACGCCTGTCTACGCGCCGCGTTCGCTGCGCCTGCGCCGCGGCATGCTCGGCACCACCGCGGCCGCGCACACGCCCGGCGGCACGGTCGTGCGCTGGGACCCGCCCACGCTCGTCAACGAACTGTGCATCGCGCAGGCGATGACCAACCTGCTTCAGGGCGCGGCCGGTTACGCGCGCACCGTCGGCTCCGGCGACGGCACCCGCGAGGCAGCCGGCCGCGGACTGGCCGACATCCGCGACGACGCGTACACCGCCCATGGCCGCAAGGCCCGATCGAGGGCGGTGTGACATGGCAGTGAGCATCGACGTCAGCTCGCATGGCCCGATCTTCGACGGGCGGGCCCGCGCCGCAGCGAACCAGTACGTGGACCGGCTGGAGCGGGACCTCGCAGAGACCGGTGTCGAGATCGTCCGCGAGGAGCTGCACAAGGTGCTGCGCCACCCGACGGGCTACTACGAGTCGCGGATCACGGTGGAGCGCGGGCACATCGTCACGGACCAGGGCGTGGTCTACGGGCCGTGGCTGGCCGGGCTCGGAAGCCGGAACTTCCCGGTCACCCGGTTCAAGGGCTACGAGCACTGGCGGCGCGCGGTCGAGCGGCTCCGCTCTCGTTCGCAGGGCATCGGCGAGCGGCTGCTCCGGCGCTTCGTGGGGAGGATGTGATGGACGTCCTCGGCATCCTCGACGGCGTCGAGTCCCACGCTGCCGCCTCCGGCTACTTCGAGCGGGTCAACGGCCACGAGCCCAAGAGCATGCCCACCACAGGCGGGCTCACGGCCGCGGTGTGGATCGACTCGATCGCACCCGTGCAGTCGTCGGGCCTGTCCTCGACGACTGGCCGACTGCTCGTGATGGTGCGCCTGTTCTCGCCGCTGTCGGAGCCGGAGGACGCCGTCGACCGCGACCTCATGGCGGCGACGTCGTACCTGTTCGGCGCGTACTGCGGTCACTTCACGCTCGGCGGGCTGATCCGCCACATCGATATTCGCGGGGCGCACGGTGCCGCCCTGTCCGCGCGGGCGGGCTATCTCGAGTACGACCAGGGCGCGACGTTCCGCGTCTTCACGATCACCGTGCCTCTGATCGTCAACGACTTGTGGGAGGAGGCCCCATGAGCAAGCAGTCCGGTCTCGGCGACAACCTGTACATCGCGGGCTATGACCTGTCCGGTGACATCAACGCGATCGGCAACGTGGGCGGTGGCCCTGCCGTGCTGGAGACGACCGGCATCGACAAGTCCGCGCCGGAGCGGATCGGGGGCCTGCGTGACGGGCGCCTCCAGATGACCAGCTTCTTCAACCCTGGCACGCTCCCGGACCGGTCTCATGCCCGGTTCAAGACGCTGCCCACTACGGACGTGGTCGCCGCGTACTTCCGGGGTACGGCGCTCGGCAGTCCGTCGGCGAACATCGTCGCGAAGCAGCTCAACTACGACGGGACGCGCGGCGACAGCGGCGAGTTCAAGTTCGCTGTCGAGGCCGCCGCGAACGGCTTCGGCCTGGAGTGGGGCCGCTCGCTGACCGCGGGCAAGCGCACGGACACCGTGGCGGGGAACGGCTCCTCAGTCGACTTCGGGGTTGGTTCGCCGCCCCTGTTCAACGGTGCCTCGCTGTTCGGCCTTCAGGCGTATCTGCACGTATTCGCGTTCACCGGGACCTCGGTGACCGTGAAGCTCCAGGAGTCCAGCGACAACGGCGTCGGCGACACGTGGACCGACGTGGTCGGCGGCTTCTTCACCGCGGCGACCGGCGTGGGCGCGCAGCGCATCGAGACCGCGCGCGGCCAGACCGTCGAGCGGTACCTCCGCGCGGTGACGACCGGCACCTTCACCAACGCCGTGTTCGCCGTGAGCGCGGTCCGCAACGACGTGGCGGTGGCCTTCTGATGCAGCAGATGAACCGAGTCGACCGGATGCTCCTCGCCCCCGGGGCGTACCAGACGTACAGCATCACCAGCCCGCGGGACACATCGCTCGTCGCTGCCTGCCAGCAGGTCGGCTGCGCGGCGTGGCTGCGCGGGTGGGAGTCGACCGTCGACGAGCGGACCGAACTCGGCGCGCAGCAGGCGGCGTACGTCCGCACGCAGTCCCGGCGCACGTTCCGCGAGACGAAGACCGGGGCCGGACTCACCGTGTTCCGGTTCGAGTCCGGCCAGCGCTGCTTCGCCGAGCACAGGACCCGGCCGGAGGTCTACGTCGTCCGCGACGGCGACTGGCGCGGCAACCCCACCGGTAGGACCCGTACGCACGCCCGTCCGCAGGACTGGGTGGAGGACTTCGGCGAGCACCAACTTCACCTCGTCGACCAGCAGAAGGAGGGCTGACCATGGCCAAGGAGAGCGGCCTCGGGTGGACCACGTGCAGCGTCGATGACGCGGCCGGCACACCCCGGGCGATCAAGAACGATGTGACGAATCTTCAGTTCGCGACGCCGCGCGCAGTGCAGGACGTGACCGGTATCGACAAGTCGGCCATGGAGCGGATCCTCCTCCTCGCGGACTTCAGCGTCACCTTGAATGGCGTGTTCAACGACGCGACCAACCAGGCGCACGACGTGTGGAAGACGATCCCGTCCACGAGCGTCCTGCGCACCGTGACGCTCGCAGTGTCGGGCCAGACCCTGACCAACGAGTGCCTGTTCACGGACTACCCGCTGTCGCGTTCGGACTCGGGCGAACTCACGTGGGCTGTGCCGGGTGTCCTCGCCGACGGCACCGTCCCCACCTGGACCTGAGAGGCATACGCCATGGGATACCGGCCGAAGAAGAAGATCTACGACCTGAAGTTCGAAGACCCAGACATGGACGGCCTGGAGGTCAAACTCCGCGGCCTCAACACGGGCCAGGTACTCCAGGCCGACGAGGCGCGCACGGAGGGCGGTGACGACCGCATCCACGGCCTGCTGCGGATGTACGCCGACCAGCTCGTGGCCTGGAACATCGAGGACGAGGACGGCAAGCCGCTACCGATGACGATCGACGCGGTGCTCGGCCTCGACCTCGACTTCAACATGAAGATCATTGACACGTGGCGGATGGCGATCGCCGGAGTGCCTGCCCCTTTGGACAGCGACTCGCTCTCTGGAGAGCCGTCCCTGGAGGCGTCGATTCCGATGGACGTCCCGTCCGAGAGCCTGGCGAGCTGACCCACGCTCGCACCGTCCTTGGGCTGTGCGAGCGGTTCCACTGCCTTCCCTCACAGCTCTACGCAGAAGACGCCGAGCTCCTGCAGCTGCTCACGATCGTCGACCTCGGCACCCCTGATGAACCGGACCCGGAGGTGAGCCATGTCTGATGACGTCACGATTACAGTGCGGGTCAACAATCAGACCGCCGCCGGGTTCCGGGACATCAACGGCAACCTGCGCGACGTACGCGGCCGGTTCGCGGCGGACGCTGGCGCGATGACGCAGGCGTCCAACAAGCTCCAGGGCGCAGCGGTGGACCTGAAGGCGTCGCTGGTGTCTCTCGCGCCGGCGTTAGTCCCGGTGGCGGCGCAGGCGGCACCGATCGTGACCGGTCTCGGCGCTGCAGGTGCGGCGGCGATCGCGTTCACGGCAGCGGTGGTGCCGCAGATCAGCACGATTGGTGAGGCCGCGAAGGCTCACGCGGCGTACGAGGACGAGGTCAAGAAGTCGGGGGCCACGTCCGAGGCTGCGATCAAGAAGCAGGCCGAGTTTCAGCGGCAGATGACCGACATGCCGAAGGCGACGCAACGGGCTGCCGCGTCGTACATGGTGCTGTCGGACACGTTCGGGGACTGGTCCAACAGCCTCTCAAAGTTCACGATGAAGCCGGTCGAGCAGGGTCTCCAGATCACGACCGCGCTTCTGCCGAGGCTGTCCCCGCTGGCGAAGTCGGCGTCGACGGATTTGACCAGGCTGACGACGATCGCGGGCGGCGCGATCTCGACGCCTGGCTTCGACCACCTGCTGGATACCTTCAGCTCGTTCACGGACAGCACGCTCGACAAGGCGACGGATGGCGTCGTCCATTTCCTCCGCGTCCTTTCCGGCGGCAACGCGTCGGGCCCGTTCACCGAGGTCATGCAGTACGCCCGCGAGAACGGGCCGATGGTCCGCGACACCATGCAGAACCTCAGCGAGGCCCTGCTCCACGTCCTCGATGCGGCGTCGCAGGCCGGGCCGGGCATGCTCGCGGTGGTCAACGCGTTCGCGCAGCTGGTGTCGGCTGTGCCAGCCGGGCTCTTGTCGAACTTGATGCAGGTGTACACGGCTTTCAAGCTCATCAAGCTGGCCGGTGCGGGAATCGCTGTGGTTGGTGGCGGAGTGACCGGACTTTCCACGTCGCTCGGCGCGCTGCGAGCCGCGTCGGTGGCGGCCGGCGGCGGAGTCGCGGGACTGCGGGCAGCGTTCCTGACTCTGGGCGTTGCGGCCCGTGCGACGGTCGTGGTCGCCGGGATCACGGCGGCCGTGATCGTCCTCTCCAAGCTGGCGTCGATCGGGAAGTCGGCGCCGCCCGATGTCGACCGGCTGACGACGTCGCTCGGCAAGCTCGGCACGTCCGGCAAGGTCAGTGGGGAGGCGGCCCGCGCGTTCGGAAAGGATCTCGGCGGACTCGCCGACTCGCTGCGCACGCTGGCCCGGCCGAGCAACGCGGAGGGCGTGCAGCAGTTCCTTACGTCGCTGATCGGCATGGACTCGACGCCGGTCAAGAAGGCGAAGGAGGACCTGGACGGCGTCGACAAGGCCCTCGCGAACATGGTCAAGGGCGGCAAGGCCGATCTCGCCGGCGCCGCGTTCGACCACATCGCCGCGGCGATGAAGAAGCAGGGCATGTCGTCGGGTGAGCTGAAGGGGAAGCTCGACGATTACAAGTCGGCGTTGGCTGACCAGGCGTTCGAGCAGCAGCTCGCGGCCGCAAGCATGGGCGTCTTCGGGACGCAGGCGCAGGCCACGAGCGAGAAGCTCGCCGCGCAGAAGGCCAGCGCGGACGGGTTGCGGCAGTCGATCGAGGCCCTCAACGATGTGAACAGGGCCGCGTTGGGCGGCATGATCGGTTTCGAGGCGAGCATCGATGCCGCTCAGAAAGCCGCGAGGGAGAACGCGGGCGCGCTGAACATGGTCGGCGGGCAGCTCGACCTCAACAGCCCGAAAGCGCAAGCGGCAGCGACGGCGCTTCAGGATCTCGCGACGAAGACGAAGGACGCGGCGACCAGCGCGCGGGATTCTGGGGCGTCATGGGAGCGCGTCAACGGGATCTACTCCCGCGGTCGTGAGGCGTTCATCGCGAGTGCTCAGGCGATGGGCCTGAACAAGTCGCAGGCGCGGCAGCTCGCGGGCGAGATCATGAAGATCCCGTCGTCGAAAAAGACGATGATCAAGATGCAGACCGAGGACGCAGTCGCGGGCCTGAACTCGGTGATCTCGGCCATGAAGAAGACGCCGAACTCGAAGAGTGTCACGGTCAAGACGCTGTCCTCGTCGGCGATCAAGGCGTTGGAGTCGGTCGGCTTCAAGGTCACGCACCTGAAGGACGGGCGCGTCACCGTCACCGCGAAGACCGGTACGGCGCTCTCCAACATCCGTTCCGTGCAGGGCGCCCGCGACCGGCTGTCGGGCAAGACCATCACGATCACGACGGTGAAGCGGACCGTCATGCAGACGGTCCGATCGGGACCGTCGACAACGGCCGACGCTCTCCGGAAGCAGGCGGAGAACTTCTCCGCGTTCGGCGGCCAGATCCGCAAGTACGCAGGCGGCGGCGACGTCCAATCCATCCCGAACGGCGGCTACATCAGCGGCCCCGGGTCGGGGACGTCGGACTCGATCCTCGCCGCGTTCGGCTCCGGCGCTACGGGCATGGTCAGCAACACCGAGTTCGTCGTCCAGGCCAGCGCGGTACGGAAGTACGGGGTGCCGCTCCTCGACGCGCTCAACGGCGGGCGGCTGAAGCTCGCTGGGTACGCGAAGGGCGGTCCCACCAAGGCGCAGCAGCGGGCGGCTGCGCAGGCTAAGGCCGAGCGTGAGGCCAGGAGCGCCGCGCGCGGTGACCTGACGATCAGCCATTTCGGGACGAAGGCGGGCTACCAGAATACGGAGGTCCGCAACTCCCTGGCCCGGCCGGAGTCGATCGGCCCGCTCGTGTCCGCCTTGAATCAGTGGCGGTCCACGATCCAGAAGTCGACTCATGGTGGGCAGGAGCGGAGCCTCCTGCGGATGCTGGACTCCTACGGCAAAAGGCTGATCAGCCAGGAGCGGGCGCTGACCAAGGTCAACGACCAGCTCGACAAGGCCAAGTCGAAGTTGTCCGACCTGAAGAACGCCGCGTCGCAGCTCGCCGACTCGGTGAAGTCGAGCGTGCTGTCCTCGGCGAACATCACGAAGGGGGCGGGCAGCGACAGCGGCCCGACCACCGTCAAGACGATCATGTCCGGGCTGACCGCGAGCAGGGACAAGGCGTCGGCGTTCGCCGGGTCGCTGGCCGGGCTGAAGAAGAAGGGCCTGTCGTCCGCGCTGATCCAGCAGATCGCCGAGGCAGGGATCGACGGCGGCGGCCTGGAGACCGCGGGCGCGCTGATGGGCGCCTCGAAGTCGGAGGTCGCCAGCCTGAACAAGCTTCAGTCGCAGATCGGAAGCAGCGCGAAGGCGGCCGGGGCGACGACGAGCGACGCGGTGTACGGATCGCAGATCAAAGCGTCGCAGGCCCTCGTCAGCGTGCTGACCAAACAGCAGACCAAGCTGGAAAAGAGCATGGACAAGCTCGCCTCGGCGATCGAGCGTTCCCTGAAGCGGGCGATCGGCGGCAAGGCGACGGGCGGCATCATCGGTGCGGCGTCGGGCGGCGCGCGCGGCGGACTCACGTGGGTGGGCGAACAGGGGCCCGAGCTGGCCCGTCTGCCGTACGGCTCTCGGGTGTACCCGGCGCACACATCCCGCCGCATGGCAGCTGAGAGCGGCGGCTCCGGTGGCCCGATGACGGTCGTCCTTCAGCTTGACGGGCAGACCCTCGCCCGGGTGCTGGTAGACCCGCTGCGCGGCGAGGTGCGCCGTGTGGCCGGCGGCAACGTGCAGCGTGCGCTGGGGGTGAGCTGACGTGGTGTTTCCGCAGACTCCGCTCTCCTTCACGGTGGAGATGTTCTACGACGGCGCATGGCAGAACATCACCAGCGATGTCCGCTACGGCGACAAGATCACTATCACGCGGGGGCGGCGCGCAGAGTCCGGGCAGCCTGAGCCGGGCTCGTGCCGCTTGACGCTCCGCAACCGCGACGCCCGGTACACGCCGGGCAACCCGATCTCGCCGCTGTACGGGAAGATCGGCCGCAACACGCTGCTGCGGGTATCGGTCAACGGCACCGGCCGGTTCGTCGGCGAGGTGTCCACGTGGCCTCCGCAGTGGACCGAGGGCGGCCAGGACGCGTGGGTCTCCATCGAGGCGTCCGGGATCCTGCGCCGCATCGACCAGCGCAAGAGCCCGCTGCAATCCACGCTGCGCCGCCGCGTCACCTCGGACCCGTCGGTCCTCGGGTACTGGCCGATGGAGGAAGACGCCGGCGCGACGAGCGCGTACTCGCCACTGCCCGGGGTGGCGCCGATGCGCGTCAGCGGGTTCACGTTCGCCAGTGACGACACGCTCGCTGGGTCGGCCCCGCTGCCGGCTCTCGCGTCGACGGCATCCATGCAGGCGATCGTGCCTGCGACGACGTCCACGGGCCAGTGGACGACGACGTGCCTGTTCGACGCCGATGCGGGTCCGTCGATCTCGACGACGCTGTTGCAAATCACCACGTCGGGCACGGCAGCCCGCACGTATCTCGCGCAGACCTTCCCGGGCAACGTCCGTCTCACCGCGGTGGACTCGGACGGCGGGGCCACGATCTTGTTCAACTTCACGCCGACCCAGTTCTACGGGGGCTGGGTGCGGATGGACATCACCGCTTCGGAGTCCAGCGGGTCTACGACGATCCACTTCGGGTGGCGGAACCTGACTACAAACCAGGGTTTCGGTGCGGACTACCTGCTCGCGGGGACGAGTGGCGCTGTCACAGGGGTGACCAGCACCTTCGGCCCGGACGCCGCCGGAATGAGGGTCGGGCACCTCGGCGTCTTCTCATCGGCGTCCACCACCATCTATAGCAACGCGGAGAGGGGTTTCCCCGGCGAGGCTGCGCACACGCGGTTCGCACGGCTGTGTGCCGAGGAGGGCGTCTCGTCCGTGCTGCTCGGCTCAGGGGGCGCCGCCATGGGCCCGCAACCCCGCGGGCGGCTCCTCGACCTGCTGGACGAGTGCGCGGACGCGGACGGCGGCATGATCTACGAGTCGCGGATCGAGGCTCGCCTCAACTACCGCACCCGGACCGCGCTCTACAACCAGGCCCCGAAGCTGGTCCTCGACTACAAGCAGCATCTTGTGCCCGGTCTCCAGCCAGTGACCGACGACCAGACCATCGTCAACGACATCACTGTCTCGCGCACGAACGGCTCCAGCGCTCGCGCTGTCCAGTCGACCGGCACCCTGTCCATCCAGGACGCCCCCGCTGGCGTCGGCAAGTACGACCAGGCCAGCACGATCAACGTCTTCACGGACGACCAACTCCCCGACATCGCCTCGTGGGCGGTCCACCTGGGCACCGTGGACGAGCCCCGCTACCCCTCCATTCCCATCAACTTGGCACGCAACTACGCGCTTGCCGACGCCGCTTCCGCCCTGACCGTGGGCGACCAGATCACCGTCACGAACACACCCGCCTGGCTACCGCCCGACGGCATCGACGTCATCCTCCAAGGCGCCACCGAGACGATCGCATCCACCGAGTGGACCATGACGTTCATCGGTTCGCCCGCCTCGCCATGGACCGTCGCAACCACGGACACGGCGCTACCGTCGACGGCCACCTCGTGGACGGACACCGATGGGGCCGTGCTCGGCGCGGCCATGACGTCCACGCAGACGACCGCGCTCGTCCACACGACAACCGGGCAGGTGTGGTCGGCGGCCGCGAAAGACACGCCCGTCAACGTCCGTATCGGCGGCGAGCTGGTCCGGCTCGACGGCCCCGGGTCGACGCTGAACAGCAACGCGTATTTCGACACGAGCGTCACCGGCTGGACCGGGCAGGGTGCGGGCGCCTCGTGGTCCACGGCGTTCGTCCACCCTCTCGGCAAGGGCTCCCTGTTCATCGTGCCGGATGGTGTCACGGCGAGCGGCGGCGCCACGTGCGCGCTCACTCCGGTGGGCAGCATCGTCCCGGGCGTGCCATACACCGTGTCGGGCTGGTTCTACAGCCTCGGCGGATGGTCCGACTTGCAGCCGTGCGTCGACTGGGCCAACGCGGCGGGCTCGTACCTGTCGACGGGGTTCGCCGGGGTCGGCTTCGCAGTTCCGGCGGGCCAATGGACGTTTCTGCAGCAGACGTTCACCGCGCCGGCCAACGCCTCACGCGCGTCGATGCGGGCCCGGCACGGAGGTAGCCCGTCGGTGGCACAGACGTGGTTCGCGTGGGGCGTGTCGATCACACAGACCTCGGCCAGCACGGGGCGGGACACCTTCACCCGCACGGTGTCGGGCGGCTGGGGGACCGCGGACTCCGGGCAGGCGTGGACGCTGCCCGGCGGCTCGGCTTCCGAGAGGTCGGCCGACGGCTCACGCGGCATCGTCACCATCCCCAACGCGACCGTCTCCAACGTCCGGTTCCAGCACCTCGTACCGGCACTCGGCGACTGCGAGGTTCGCGTCCGCGTGTCCGCCGCGCAGGTCTCGACGGGCGCCTCGATGGTGCCGGGGATCCTCCTCCGCTACGTGGACGGCTCGAACTACTACCGGGCCCGGGTGCACTTCGCGACCGGCGGCGAGGTGTACGTGTCCATCACCCGCGACACGACGCAGCTGGGGGCGAACCCGCAGCTGCCGTACAGCTATGCGCCCGGCGACACCTTCGAGATGCGGGTCCGTGTCGACGGCCACCGCATCCGCATGCGGGTGTGGCCGACGGCCGCCGTCGAGCCCGCGGTGTGGGCGTTCGAGCAGACCGTGAGCAGCGGCACGATCGCGGCCGGCGCGGTCGGCGTCACTGCGTCCGGGTTCGTCGGCAACACCAACGTGAACCCGCAGCTGCTGTTCGACAACTTCGAGATCGTCACGCCGCAGACCTTCACCGTCACGCGCTCCGTCAACGGCGTCGTGAAAGCCCAAGCCGCGGGCGCGGACGTGCGCCTCGCCACGCCCGCGATCGTCGCCCTGTAGGAGACGCCATGGCCCAGTACCCCACCATCCCGGCCGGGACCCGCATCACGTCCGGGCTCCTGATGTCGATGCTGCCGCATACGATGTGGAAGACGGTGAACACCGACCGTGCGGCCGCCACCACGTTCGCCGATGACCCGGATCTCACCGTGGCGCTGGAGGCCAACGCCACCTACCACGTGTGCTTTTACCTGCACTATGCCGCGCTCGACCTCGCCCGCTTCAAAACGATGTGGACCATCCCCAGCGGGGCGAGCGGACTGCGCTCGGCGATCGGCCCCGACCAAGGAGTCGCCCTCTCCGGCACATCAGCGGGCGGCACCGGCCGGTGGGGCGTCCACGCCGTCACCACGTCCGTCACCTACGGCACCCGCGACTCGGCCACCAACCAGTGCGCCGCGATCGAGGAGGGCGTCGTCACCACCACCAGCGCCGGGACTCTCGCCCTCCAGTGGGCCCAGGTCACCAGCAACGCGACTGCCACCCGCCTCGGCGCAGGGTCCTCACTCCACCTCAGACGTCTCGCCTAGGAGGCACTCATGGCTGAACAGATGCCGTACCCGTACTACCGGCTCACCGGGTCCGGGCCCGACGAGACCGGGTTCGTCTTGTCCATCCGTATCGAGGAGGGCGCCGGCGGGCCTGTGGCCGGTCACACGACGGACTCCGTACTGGCCGGGATCCGCGAGCTCCTCGCCAAAGACAACGACTCGGTGTCGACGGCCCTGACTCGCTTCGAGATCACCACCACCAGCAACCTGTAGAGGAGGCACCCATGGCCCGTATGCCCGGCGCGATCTGGCGCCCTGTCGTCAACGTTCATCCGAAGGGCACGCGCGAGCGCAGAGGTCTTGCGCTGCATGTGCAGGCCGGGAACAACTCGCCGTTCGGCTGGTTCAACAACCCGTCCTCGCAGGCGTCTTCGGACTTCTGGGTCTCGAAGAAGGGGACCATCGAGCAGTACGTGAACACCGGCACCGACTACGCGTGGGCGCAGGCGGCCGGTAACCCGTACTACGCGAGCGTCGAAACAGAGGGCCACCCGTCGGAGCCGCTGACCACCGAGCAGATCGAGGGCGTCGCCAAGATCTACGCGTGGGGTCACGGCGAGTTCGGGTGGCCGCTCACCGCCGTCGACTCCACCACGAAACACGGCCTGACCTATCACGGTGCCGGCGGCTCCTCGTGGGGCGGGCACACTGCCTGCCCCGGCGATCTCCGCAAGGGCCAGCGGTCAAAGATCATCGCGCGTGCGCAGGTACTCGCCGGAACCTCGGCGCCCGCGACCAAGTCCGTGTCCCTCAAGCACATCACCGCCGCGGTCGCCGCCGACACCAAGGGCGCGCAGGGCCACACCACGTACAAGGCCGAAGCCCTCCTCGTCGAACAGGCCCTGTACGCGGAAGGACTCCTCGCGAAGAAGTGGGTCGACGGCTCGCTCGGCACGTCGTTCGTGACGAGCTACGGCAAGTGGCAGCGCAGCAAGGCCGGCGGTTCGTACACCGGCAAGGCCGCAGATGGCGTCCCCGGCCACGACTCCCTGACCCGACTCGGCGTCCGGCACGGCTTCACCGTCGCCGCCTGAGAGGCCTGCCATGTCTGCGTCTCGCCTGTTCACTCTCGAACGCGACGTCGACGTCTCCGGGATCTCCGGCACCGGAACCGTCGCGGACGGCGTCGTGTGGCCCGATGACACCGTCTCTATCCGCTGGCGCGGTGAGCGCCCGTCCACCGTGTTCTGGGAGTCGCTGGAGCACGCCGAATTCGTCCACGGCCACCAGGGCGCAACGCGCTTCGTGTGGGCCACTCTCCCGAAGGAGTCCTAACCATGTCTGAGATCAACCTCTCCAACGTCGTGAAGACCAGCAAGGCATATGCCCGCGACCTCGCCGAGCGCGCCCTCGCAACGTTCGTCGTCGCCGCAGGCGGCGTCGCCGTAGCGGCCGGGCCCGCCGACATGTTCCACGCCTCGTTCTGGGAAACGGTGGGCGCGGCCGGTATCGCTGCGGCGGGTTCCCTCCTGAAGGGTTTCGTCGCCAGAGCCTTCGGCGCCACGAACTCGGCGTCGCTCGCCAAGGGCGTCTGACCTCCCCCATTGCACACTGATCGGAGACGCGCGTGCCCGATGACCCGACCCTCGGCGAGGTGATGCGGCGCCTGGAGGATGTCCGCCAGGATCTCAAAGAGGACATGCGGGAGTTGGGCACGCGCCTCGACAGCAAGGTCAGCATGGAGCGGTACCAGCTGGAGCAGCTGGCCCGCGACGAGACGATCAAGCTGCTGACTGAGCGGATCAAGGGCATCGAGGAGGCCCGGGATCAGGAGGCCCGCGCACACCGTGACGCGGAGCAGCGCATCGCGGATCGTCGCGCGGGGGACCGTCGCTTGATCTTCACCGCGCTGGTCGCTCCCGTGCTGCTCCTGCTCCTGACCGTGTACCTCAGCGCGAGGGGGGCGGGCGCGTGAGGCACACGAGCGCGGGCGCTCTCCGCCGTCGCAGTGATCTCCTGTACGCCCTTGTGGCGGCTGCAGGGCTCGCCGCATTCGCGTTCCTCGTCGTGACGATGCAGAGCCTGTCGCACGACCTGCGCGCCGCGAACGACGCGCGAGACCTCCTCGCCCGACAGGTACAGCAGCTCGGCGGCAAGCCTGTCGCGGGCCCGCCCGGGTCCCGGGGCGAGTCGGGCCGATCGGTCACTGGGCCTCGCGGGCCCACCGGGTCGACCGGGGGTGAAGGCGCGCCAGGTTCCCCGGGGCCGTCTGGGTCGCCGGGCCGAGCTGGGTCCGACGGCGCGGACGGTGCTGCCGGAGTCGGCTCACCGGGCCCTACCGGCGCGGCCGGGGTGAATGGGGAGGCAGGGCCGCCCGGTCCGCAGGGCGAGCCCGGTCCGGCGGGGCCTCAGGGCCTGGCCGGATCGGACGGGAAGGATGGCCATGACGGGGCTGACGGGACGACGCAGTGTCCGAACGGCTACAGCTGGCAGGCGCCGGCCGATGACCCGGACGCGCTGGTGTGCCGCAGGGCGGGGACGTCCCCGGAGCCGTCGCCTTCGGACGATGCGCCTCCGTCGGCGGCTGCTCTTGATCCTCAGCGTCGGCAATATCCGAGTCGGCGCGCACGGCGATCGCCCATGCGGTGATGAGCCG